ATCCAATCTATAACTGCACTGATGGCATTTCTTATAGGAGCAATATACTTCTCTGCCATAGCAGAACCATCCAGACCAAACATATCAAATATGGCTATAAACATATTTGTGGCAGTATCCATAACAAAGGTGCCCAAATCTTCAAAGACGCCTAATACCGCAAATATCTTTTCTTTGAAACTCATTTCACTCCAACCATCAAAACGAGCTTTGATGTTAGTGAATAAGTTTGTTATAGCTTCAAACTGACGAACAACAAAATCTACCATAGCAGGCATTGCTGTACCATTTACCCAATCCCATATCTTCATGGCAACAGGAATAATAATCTCATCTGTTATTTTTTTCAATGCTGGAATTAGTTTGTCAGTAATCCATGTTTTCAAATCATCAAACATAGGACTTCTCATAAATGCTATAAGTGCAGGGATGGCCAAGAACAAGGCACCCTTTTTGAGTATGTCAAACATACCTCCACCAATAGCCTTCCCCTTCTCAGCCATTGAAGAAGCAACAGAGCCAATCCCATCTTTGATACTTCCAAAGACTGCCATAGTTTTTGCAAATCGTCTATTATCCTGATTCTCTTTTTCTTTATCACCAGCACCACCAGGAGTCAAAAAGTTTACTAATTTTGATAGGGAACTTTTATTTTGAGTTTGAAGTTTTATTTCAGCTTTAGCAATTTTAGCTTCTTCTTTGGCTATCTTTTTATTACCCTCAACAGAAAGGCCCATGGCCTCCATAGAACTTTTTAATTCTTCCAGTTGTTGTTTTCTTTCTGCTAACGCACTTTCATCTCTTTTTTGCTGAGCTAACTGAGTTATATTGAGTCCGCTGACCTTCATCAGCAATTCTCTATGGTGCAGTTTATCTTCTCTTGCCTTATCCCGAGCTCGTTTTTCTTGAGCCTTGGCATCCTTCTCAGCTTGTTTCTTTGCAGCCTCTGCAGCAGCTGCTGCCTGATCGGCAGCAATCTTTGCAATCATTTCAGCGCCAGCACTTTTTTTCTCAGCCATTTACTTTTTACTCGCTGCGGGTTTATGTCCACTGCCTACATACAGACCAAACCATGCGGCACCGGCACCTACGATAGTAGATATAAACGCTGCCTGTGCGTTGGTTGGATCCGGTAGTTGCATGAACCATTGTGTTGACATCCAAAATATATAACCATAGGCAACCATCAACAGTCGGGGGATCAATCGTAATGTATCCATAAATCCAGCGGTTTGATTATACCAAGTTTTACTTTGGTCAAATCCCTGGATAGTTAAGAAGTCTGATTTATCGACCTCATATGTTTTTTCTGTTACTAATACCTGTTTATCGCTCATTTTGATCTTTGTTGCCGTTCGTTTTCTTCTTCAATATACTGATTCAATAATGTAAGATAAATCTCTCTTTCCCAAGGCATCATATTTTCTAAATCATAATGTGAATAGTTGTGATGTTGCATCAACGCAAAATTAGTTTTCATATGATTGACTAAATTTTCATGGGAAAGAGCTACTCGAAAAAACTTTGCATACCCTCCAAGGTTATTTTATTTTGTTTTTTAGTATTAGGATTCTTGAATTTCACTTCGTGCTTTACTCTAGGCATTGTCTGAAAAAAATCTTGGATCGAAGCAAAGTGCTTTGATGTTAGACTTTCCATAAACTCATTGAGTTCTTTTCTAGTAAAATCTGCCCGTTCGTGTATTGTGTCTCCTTCTACAATCTTATCTATACATCCTGCCATTATATCAAATACTGCTTCGGTTTGATTATCACCACCCATAGCAAATACTTCATACTGTGGATATCTCATTATCAAAGTTATCTCATCCGTCAATTCTATTTCGTTAGTATGTTTCTTATCATACTGAACCTCTACCTCGTCAAGATTGATAGATACATCTGCATAAGTTTCTCCATCATCCTCGCAAAGTAGTTTTAAGTTTACTACCTCTCCTACCGACTTGGATCGTATTCGTAAAAATATATACTCAATATCGAATAGAGCCAACTCCTCTATATTTACACTTTCAAAACAACAATTATGTATGATCTGCTTTACAGCATTCATCATATCTTTTTCTTCACCGGTTTCGTTAGCCAGTAATAGTAATTTCTCCTCCTTTACTAGAAAGGGTCTGTATTTTATTTCTTCCTTTGTTGAAGGAATTGTCAATTCAAACGTCGGTGACGCAATTTTAGGTAAAGCCATAATATCTCCTCAATGTCTATTGTACTCTCCAATGGTGGTATTCTAGTTCCACCGAAACTCTTAAAAATTCTCCTGGTGTTTGATTCAAGTCTACTTGATTAACTGTTTTGGGAAAGGCATCAAATACTTTTACACGGTATCCCTTTCCATCTTTATTATATTGTGTAATCATTATGTCTGCAACATAATCATCATAATACTTCATCTTGAAATCATTTGAAAATATTTCTCTTTGCCAATCTTCAAAAAAAGTCTTTTCAGCTAAATCTTGACTAGCAAGAAATACACAATTTATCGAACCATAGTTTACACCAAAAGCATGATCCCGTATAGGTCCTATTCGTATATTATCACCAGACGTTTCTATATTCTGTCCAGGTATAATTACACTCTCACAACGTACAGATACTTCTCTGGTATCTCCTCCGGCATATTGAACAGGAGGATTCAAAAAGATAACATCCCATTCATAGTTTCTTGCAAAGTCCGCTTCAGATACTACCTGTGATCTAAAGTATTGTAATGTTGCCATTGGCATTAGATATTACTCCTCGACTCTCTCCAAACAACATTATCTCTAAACGGTGATCGTTGTTTCTTAAATCTATGTACCGGCATATAAACTGCTATGTTCATTGCCTCATCTCTTATAGGAACAAATCGACTCTTTACTGCCTCTGCCCTATACTTTTTTACACAGGGCTTTATAAAACGCCAACGGGATACTCTATTCCATCCCATCCGTCTACCCTCTTGAGTAAGTGGAGAAAACTTCTCCCACAGTTTCAATCTCAAGGGGACAGGTAGATAATGAAAATTGATTCCCAGAAATCCATCTGTATATTTTTTTATAGGTATAACCAAAGGAAACACATCATAATATGGTAGTGTTTCTTCTGCTAAAGGACGATAATAAAATAAATTCATAATGCCATATGCAGGTCTTGCCTGTCTATCATCATGCCTTCTGAGATTACTAATCATATTAGATTCTGTTATACGAGGCACCAAGTCCTCAACTGTTTTACGATACCATCTTTGTGATAAGTCTCGTCCACCAACTGTGGTAGTAATCTCTTTAATATAATCGTCTAATGTTTTAGCCATTGTGAACTATTTATATAAAAAAAGGACCCTTTTTACAGGGTCCTTTGAAGTGATGATGTATAATCTAATTATTCATCAGCCAATTTACTAAAATAGGAAATTGTATCCTCATCAGCTTCAGCACTAACTGGTTCTACCCAATCATCTTGCTTTTCCTGTTTAGGAGTCTGTACAAAATCCTGTACTGTAGAATTGCCTACGCCACTACCTGTCAAAACCCTATTGAGTTTTTCCTTGAGTTCATCATAACTTTTGAACTGTTCGGGCGTAACAAATGCTTCAAGGCTATGTTCCTTTTCATAAACCTCTTTGAGTTCTTCCTCTGAATCCAAAAGAGCACCCTTTGTAGCAAACTCTGATTTGTCATAGTTCCAGTATCCATCTACCTTACGAATCTTGAGTTTGAAGTTAGCACCCTGCCAAAGATCAAAAGGATTCATGGGGGTTTCATCTTCAAAATCTGGATTCATAGCTTCAGTGATCTTATCAAAAATCTTTTTACCGAATTTGAATAACATCACCTTCCCTTCATTCTCAGGATGCTTGGGATCACTTACAACGTAAATGTTGCTGTAATACTTTAGAACACGTTTCTGCTTACGAGCCGTGTCCTTGTCAGCCTCATTACCACTATTCCAAAGTTCAGTATTATATTCAGATACCGGATCTTTTTTATTGATAGTGGTCAAAGAGTTTTCAATATACCAGCCACCAGGACCTTTGAACGCATGGGACCAAAGACGTACCCAGGGTAGTTCCTCGTTTACTGGTTGGGGAAGAAATCGAATAACGGCATAACCGTTACCAGACTTATCAAGTTCAGGCTTCCAAAATCGGTCGTCCTGAAAAGATGATGTGCTTACAGAAGTGTTTAGTTTTTCAAGTTCCGTCTGTAACTTGTCGAATGACCCAGAACTTTTCTTTAGAGCAGCAAAACTCATATCTCATTACCTCATATTTATATTGTGTGTATTTGTATTGTTTATATTAAACTTATTCACTAACATCTCATAATATTATTTATAAAGAGTGGAAGGGGGTTGCCCCCCAACCACCGATTACTAAAGGCTATCAGTCTCTTTTTGTAAAGATCCAATAAATAACGCCTAAAGCGACTAAACCAACTAGTCCCTGACTGCCCAGTGTTGCCACCAGTCCTGTAATGTTTCCAATAACATCGACAGGCAGAAAGATCAAGTCTGACCCAAATAGCACCTGTAGTACTACTGCAAGGGCGATAAGACTTACTGCAACTTCAGAAATCTTATTGATCCATCCCTTTACGCTTGTGATAATATCAGCCATTTAGTTTTCTCCTTTTTTAAAAAGTATTTTTAATTATATAACAATTCAACGCAAAAGTCAAGTACTTTTTTTGTTATACCATTTTCAACACTATTATAAAAGAATTCACAAAGAGATATTAACTTGTATCTCAACAAGTAATATAGTATTTATGTTATTTGCGAATTCCACCTCTTGATTAAATGTCCCTCAATGCTTCCCAAGAGACTGGAAACGCTAGTTCAGCAAATCTATCAATTCGCCAAGCAATATCTCTTGTCTCTTCCTGTGCATCCTCCTTACAACGCAAATTACATACTCTTGCAA